AACGTTATATACAATAGATCAGCATCAACACTTGCTTCTTTATCTGGTACTGGAGGTCCACTAGCAACAGTATCTCAGTTTCAATATATAAATGCTGATAATATTAATAGCACACAGGGATTATCAGTAACAGGCTCAATAACTGTATCTGGAAGTGTAATAAATAACTTAACAGCATCATATGCAATAAGTGCTTCTCAAGCATTAAGTTCATCATTTGCCACAACAGCATCTTATGTAGCAGGAGCATCAAGTTTCCCATACACAGGAAGTGCCTTAATTACAGGTTCATTAGATGTAACTGGGTCATTAATAGCTACTCAAATTGGAGCTGGAGCTGCACCAAGTGGCTCAGTTAGATTAGATGTAAGAGCACAAGGTTCAGCATCAAGTGATACAGCATTTAGAGTTAGAAATAATGCTAATACTAACAATATATTCTCAGTACTAGGAAATAATACATTATTTTTTACTGGATCTGCAACTATTACAGGTTCAATTAACGTAACACAAAACGTAACATCATCTAGAACATTTATTTCTTCCTCAAATGGAACAGTAAGTGGCTCAACATTAACCGTATACGGTTCCGGTTCAACCCAACCAGTATTTACAGTACAAGGATCACAAGGTGAACTATTTTCTGTAACAGATAGTTTAAGCGGATCTTTATTTAGCGTAAATGATATTTCCGGTTTACCAATTTTAGAGGTATTTTCCGACAATACAACACTCATTGGAAACTATTTAGATCCAATGTTAATCACAACAGCAAAAATAACCCAAACAAATTCAGGTTCTTTTGTATTGTATAGTTTACCTACCGCTTCATATGATACAGCATTCTTTGAATATTCAGTTAAATCAGGTTCAAATGCAAGAGCGGGTACAATCATGGCAATCCAAAGTGGAGCCTCAGTTAATTTTACAGAAGTAACCTCATCTCAGTTTGGAAGTACAAGTGCTATTTCGTTTACTGTGATAGTAACAGGTTCAAATATGGCTTTAACTGGTTCTTCAACAACTGGTTCATGGACTATAAAAACAATTGTAAGAGGTTTATAAAATGGCGTTTAATTATTCACCAAAAATAACTACAGATGGGCTAGTGTTGTATTTAGATGCGGCAAATACTCGTTCATATGCTAGTGGCACCACATGGTCAGATTTAAGCCGAAACGGAAATAATGTAACATTAGTAAATTCTCCAACTTATACCTCAACTAGTTATTTTACCTTTAATGGAACAACCCAATATGCTACTGGTACCACAACAAATGTAGTACCTTCAACTACATATTCTAAGCAAATTTGGTTTTATTTAAATGCAATAGCTGATAATAATTTAATAAGTAGTGACGTGGGTGGGCATTATATGTTTTTTGGCTCAACAAACAGACTATATGCTGGAAATTATAATTGGGCTGGATTTCCATACAACCTACAATCAACAACAACATTTACTACAGGTATTTGGTATAATGCAGCTATTACTTTTAACACAACTGATGGAATGATATTATATGTAAATGGAGTATTAAATGCTACTTATACAGCTGTTAAAACTGCACATAATGGAAATGGAGCAACAAATATAGCATCTTACGGTACAGGTAATCTATTAAATGGCAGAATATCTTCAGCAATGATATATAATCGTACCATAACAGCAACAGAAGTCTTACAAAACTATAACGCAACTAAAACAAGATTCGGACTATAATGGCAGGAAGGATATCATATTACGGAAACATAGTTAAAGATGGTTTAGTATTAGATTTAGATGCTGCTAAACGAGATTCATATCCTGGAACAGGAACAGCATGGAATGATATAAGTGGACAAGGTTATACAGGTACTTTAACAAATGGGCCTACATTTAATCCAGATAATGGCGGAAGTATTGTTTTTGATGGTGTAGATGATTACGTAGAGTTTGGTGATGTTTTAGATTTAGGTACAAATAGTTTAACTGTTAATCATTGGGTCAATTTATCTGTTGCAAATACTAGTCAAATTTTTATGAGTAAAGCTTTAGCTGGAGTCCAAAATTATAGATTTTCAACTGGTATTGGTTATCCTGTTGCAAATAGACTTTATGCTTTTATGCAGGGAAATACCGGTATTGATATTTTTCCATATGGCTCGACAGTCCTTACAACAAATACGTGGTTTATGGCAACATATGTTTTCAATAGAACATCATCGATACAAATCTATTATAATGGTGTTCAAGAAACATTAACTGGTACTGCAACTATATCCCAATGGGATGGACTTAATTTTCAGTCAATAAATCCATTTAGAATTGGTACATATACTGCTGGGAATAATACTGGTATAACTTTCCCAATGAATGGTAGAATGGGGTTGACCCATATGTACTTTAGAGCTCTTTCCTCATCTGAAGTACTACAAAACTATAACGCAACCAAAGGAAGATATTTATAATTATGGAAACACAAAACTACCCAAACAGAGAATTTATGATATTCAACATGTCAGAATTATCACAAATTGATTTCACTCAAGTACATGAAACCTCAATTGACACTGTACGTAAATCAATAGATGAAACTAAAACATTTGTAAAATGGGATGGTGAAACACCTTCAAGCATTGCGGCTTTAACAACGGCGGAAGGACCTTATACATACGAGGAAATATTAACTATATTAGCTGGTCCTGAATGGACAAGCACTGAACCATTACCATGAGTACAGTAGAAGGTGGTGGAAATGTTATAACAGACGGTTTAGTGTTGTATTTAGATGCAGCAAACACTCGTTCATATGTTAGTGGATCAACTACTTGGACAGATTTATCACGTAGTGGGAATACGGGAACATTAGTGAATGGACCTACGTTTAATGCTGCAAATGGTGGGAGTATAGTGTTTGATGGTGTAGATGATTATGTAACTTTTTCAACAATAACAAATAATGTTTATACTATTGAGTTTTGGTATAAAATGGGTGGTAATGATGGAACATATGGTTATTTTGCATCAAGTGGTGACAATGGTTTGGCTATTAGTGAAGGAGGAAGTGTTAATGGGTTAGTGTATGGTCAATTTTATTATTATAATGGAAATCTTAATAATTTATCTATTATTCCATCAACGACAAACTGGAATCATATATGTGCATTAATTAACACTTCAACAAATAATATACAAATATATGGAAATGGAAATCAATTAAGTACTACCACTGTTACTAGTATGTCAACTTCAATAATTAACGTCGGTAGGTATATAACCGCTAATCTTAACTTTTTAAAAGGAAATTTAGCATCATATAAAATTTATAACCGTGCCCTATCATCAACAGAAATCTTACAAAATTTCAATGCAACAAGAGCACGTTTTGGGATATAATCGTATTTATAACAAAAATAATGGCTGATTTCTCTAAAGAAAAAAAATATGATTACAACTGGCAAAATTCCAAATTTAAAGATCTTTTATTTGTAGGAAGTAACATATCCAATTTAGTTAATGATGTTGGGTATATTACTTCGGCCGGAAGTATTTTAAGTGCTTCATACGCACTTACAGCATCATATGTTAACCCATTACGCCAAAATGTATATATAACAGGTTCACTTAATGTAACTGATGGTGATATTAATATAGTAAGCGGCTCATCATTTACAAGGTGGGGTAATAAATTATTTAACTACGGACAATTCTTAGACACAACAACTCAATCAGGATCTGCAAACACTGCTTATTCTATGAAATTTAACACAACCGATTTTGCATTAAATACAAGAATAGTAAGCCAAAGTAGAATAACAGTAGACAACACAGGACTATATGACTTACAATTTTCAGCTCAATTAGGAAACACAGCAAATACCACAATTGATTTTGATATATGGTTTGCTTACACAGGCAGTAATATACCAAATTCAAATACCCAAGTAGAGTTAACTAAAGTATCAGGAGCAAATGGTAGATTAGTAGCAGCATGGAATTTTGCAACCCTAATCCAAGCAGGTGATTACATAGAAATAAAATGGAGTTGTAATGCAGCAACGGGACAAATACAATCAGCACAATCATCAAGTACCCCAACAAGACCAGCAATTCCTTCAGTTATTGCTACTTTAACCCAAATAGCATAATGTGTAAAACTTTTGTTAATTTTAAAATTTTTTAATATTTATAAACAAATAAAATAATATGTCAATAGTTACAGAAAAAAAGTTTTTAACCGAAGAAGAGTTACAAACATTAAAAACAATCCAAAACCAAACCCAAACTTTAGTATTAGAGTTAGGTGAAATTGAAATGATTAAAATCCAAATTGAAAACCGTTACAATAGCGCAAAACAATTTCTATCAGATCTTTCAAAACAAGAACAAGATTTCACCGAATCTATATTTGAAAAATATGGAAAATCTAGTGTCAACCCAGAAACTGGCGAGATTACTAAATTAGATTAATCTAAATTAGATTACACCATATTTATAATAAAATAATTTATATCAAATGGCAGAAACAATTGTATCACCTGGTGTATTAGCTATAGAAAACGATCAATCATTCATTACAGAAGGCCCTATACAAGCAGGTGCTGCTCTTATTGGACCAACAGTTAAAGGTAAAGTAGGAATACCTGTATTGTGTACAACATATAGTGATTATTTAAATAAATTTGGTTCTACTTTTTTAAGTGGAAGCCAAACTTATTCATACCTTACATCAATTTCAGCATATAATTACTTCAATAACGGAGGAAATACATTATTGGTAACAAGAGTAGTAAGTGGAAGTACAGTTACAGATTGGACTCCTGCAACTTCATCAACTATTCCTTCATCTGTAGCAGCTACCTCAGCCTCAGCTACATTAAATTTAACATATGTTTCCGCTAGTGTTGCAGCGGTAGGTTCAAGTTCATTTGGAGTAAATGGAATTACATTCTATTTTACAGGTTCAACAGTAGCTAATACTTCAACAATTGTATATGTTAACACAGCTTCATTTGCTAGTTCAACCTTAGCAAGCTATGCTGTATCTTCATCTACTATATTTAATGTTAGTAAATCTGCGGCATCATATAGTGGCTCTTTACAGTATATTTCTTCAAGTGCCTCTTCACCAAATGTAACATTTACATACATTGGTTCAAATGGTTTAGTTGGAAATTCACAATATATTGTTTCTGGAAGTACTACAACATATTTTTCTGGAGGTACAAATTCTCAAGCATTTGTTTTAGAGACATTATCTGAAGGTGAAATGATGAACAGTTCAGGTTCTTTATATGCTAATGGAACTTTAGAAAATGGAACAGCAGATAACTATAGATGGCAGATTGTTTCTCCAAATATAAATAACGGAACATTTACTTTAATAATCCGTCAAGGTAATGATTCAACTAATTCTCCTTCAATTTTAGAAACATGGTCTAATTTATCATTAGATCCATTTGCTTCAAATTATGTTGAAAAAGTAATTGGAAACCAATACGAATCTGTTCAGCAAGATAATGGAGAATATTATGTTCAATTAAATGGTGAATATAGAAACCAATCTAGATATGTACGTGTTAAACAAGTAAATTTAACCACTCCAAATTATCTTGATAATACTGGGGACCCAAAACCACAATATACAGGTTCTTTACCTACTTCCTCTTTAGGTGTATTTGGAAATGGAAAAGGAAAAAATATTCCAACTGGAGTAGCAGGTGCATATTACGAAAATATTTCAAATACAAATATTCAAGGTTTAAAAGCAAATGATTATGTAGAATCTATTGCTTTGCTTGCAAATAAAGACGCTTACAAATATAATTTAATCACAGCACCTGGTTTAATTGCAGATGGAACAAATTACCCATTACATGTACCTGTTGTATCACAACTTTTAAGTGTAGTACAAAGTAGAGGAGATTCAATGACATTAATTGATTTAGTAGGATACGGCTCTAATATACTCCCAGTAACAACAAATGCTTTAACATATGATACTTCATATGCAGCTGCATATTGGCCTTGGGTTCAAACAGTTGATCCAGACTCAGCAAGACAAGTTTGGGTACCTGCTTCAACTATGATTCCGGGTGTATACATGCTTAACGATAGTGTATCAGAACCTTGGTTTGCTCCTGCTGGAGTTAACCGTGGAGTAATGGCTACTGTTATTAGAGCAGAACGTAATTTGACTCAAGGAAACAGAGATTTACTTTACGAAAGCAATGTTAATTCAATTGCAACTTTCCCCAATTCAGGTGTAACAGTATTTGGACAAAAAACACTACAGAAAAAGAAAAGTGCGCTTGATCGTGTAAACGTAAGAAGATTACTTATTGAATTAAAAAATTATATTTCACAAGTAGCAGATACCTTAGTATTCGAACAAAATACAGTAACTACAAGAAATAATTTCTTATCTCAAGTTAACCCATATTTAGCTTCTGTACAACAAAGACAAGGTTTAACAGCATTTAAAGTAGTAATGGATGAATCAAATAATACACCTACTACAATAGATAATAATCAATTGATAGGTCAAATTTATTTACAACCTACTAGAACAGTTGAATTTATCATACTAGACTTTAATATCTTACCTACTGGTGCAACATTCCCAGCTTAACCTAGATTTTTAAAAGAAGATTAATATTTATAATAAAAAATAAAATGGCAAAATTTACAGTTTCCCCTGGAGTAGCAATTAGTGAAATAGATAACACGTTTTTAACTGGTCAACCTGTACAAGCTGGTGCAGCTATTATAGGACCAACAGTTAAAGGACCCGTTGAAGCCCCAACATTAGTTACATCATATTCAGATTTCAAATCAATATTTGGAGATACTTTTATTAGTGGTGGCAATTCATATTCATATTTAACTTCAATTGCTGCTTACAATTATTTTAACTATGGAGGCACTTCATTATTAGTAGCCCGTGTTGTTACAGGATCTTACACCCCAGCATCAAGTACTACAGTTTCAAATTACTTAAATGTTGCATCTTCATCATTTGCTTTAGAAACACTTTCTGAAGGTATTATCATGAACAACTCAGGTTCAGAAATATCAGGTGCTTTAGCTTCAGGTTCAGAAAATAATGTAAGATGGGAAATTACTAACTCAAATACAGGATCAGGCACATTTAACGTAATAGTTAGAAGAGGAGACGATAATAATATAAATAAAATTGTTCTTGAATCATTTAACGGAGTTAATTTAGACCCAAATTCCTCAAAGTTTATTAGTAAAGTAATTGGAGATCAAGCAATTAACTACAATTCAACAACAAACCAAATGGAAGTTTCTGGAAGTTATCCAAACAACTCCAGATATGTTCGTGTTAAAAGCATAAATTATTTAACACCAAATTATTTTGATGGAAACGGCCAACCAGTTTCAGCTTATACAGCATCAATCCCTGTAAACGGAAGTGGTTCATTTAGCGGTGCTACAGGAACATTAAATTCTGTAGTAAACTTATATGATGCTATTTCAACTAATACACAAGGTTTAACTGGAGGAAATTATAATAGTATGATTGCATTACTTGGAAATCAAGATGCATATCAATTTAATGTATTATTTACTCCTGGGTTATTAGATGATACTCATACTGCTCAAGTTACTAATATTATCACAAATACTATTTCAAGAGGTGATAATTTATATGTAATGGATTTAGTTGATTTTAACAGTACAGTTACAGACGCAACTACACAAGCCCAATCAAGAGATACTTCATATGCCGCAACATATTGGCCTTGGGTTCGTATTATTGACCCAGCAACAGGAAAACACGTATGGGTTCCAGCTTCAACCGTAATACCAGGTGTATATGCATTTAACGATAAAGTAGCTGCTCCATGGTTTGCCCCAGCAGGTATTAACAGAGGTGGATTGAATACAGTGTTACAAGCACAATATAAACTATCTCAAGCAAATAAAGATTCATTATACGATAATAACGTTAACCCATTAGCTACATTACCTAAACAAGGTGTAGTAGTATTTGGACAGAAAACATTACAAAAAGAAGCATCTGCTTTAGATAGAGTAAATGTTAGACGTTTAATGATTGAATTAAAAGGATATATTAGACAAATTGCAGATACAGTAGTATTCGAACAAAATACAAACGCTACTAGAAATGCATTTATTGCTAGAGTAACTCCATATTTACAAATTATTCAACAAAAACAAGGTTTGTACGCATTTAAAGTAGTAATGGATGATTCAAATAACGGACCTGATGTAATAGACAGAAACCAGTTAATTGGACAAATTTATATCCAGCCTACACGCACAGCTGAATTTGTTTCTTTAGATTTTATTTTATTACCAACTGGAGCTCAATTCCCAGCATAAAAACTTAAAGACGGAATATTTATAATAAAACAAAATTAAACTAAAAATAAAATGGCAATTTTAAATCCTAACGAAATTTTTTATACAGCGTTTGAACCTAGACTAACAAACCGTTTTATCCTTTATATGGATGGTATTCCGTCGTATTTAGTAAAAGGAATGTCTGCAATTTCATTGACGCAAACAGCAGTTCCTCTTAACCACATCAACGTTCAACGTTACGTAAAAGGAAAAACTATTTGGAATACTGTTACTTTTACATTGTTTGAAGCAATTACCCCTGCAGGTTCTCAAACCGTAATGGAATGGGTTCGTTTAGGACACGAATCAGTAACAGGTAGAGATGGTTACTCTGATTTCTATAAAAAAGATATTACATTTAATGGTTTAGGCCCAGTAGGTGATATTGTTAATGAATGGGTACTTAAAGGAGCTATTATTACAAGTGTTAATTTTGGAGATTATAACTGGGATGATGATGGTAATGCAGTAAACATTACAATTGAAGTACAACCAGATTATTGTATCTTGAACTACTAATTAGGAAACACAATCCGACGTATATTTAAGCTCCACATTAACATGTTGGAGCTTTTATTTTTCCTTGGTTGTTTAAAATATTTATTTTATATTAAGTGTATGAAATTTTTTCAATTTATATTATTTATATTTTTAACCTACATAAGTTTTGGCCAATGTAATGGAACTCAATCATTTACATTAACCCCTCCCCCAGTAGCAGGAACATATCTCCCAGGTCAAATAGTAACTATGTGTTACACAATGAATGGGTATACACAAGCTGGAATTAATTGGATAGAAGGATTTGATTTAACTTTAGGACCTGGTTGGGCATCTGTTATACCTCAAAGTGCACCTGCAAATTGTGGAGGTAATGGAACAGGGGGGCAATGGACATGGATGACCTCAGTTACTTCAACTACAACACCTATCACAACTGTAGGACCAGGATACTTTTTTGATCTATCTGTTGATGGTAACCCAGGAAATGATTTTGGGGATGCTGGGTCTTGTACTTGGACTTTTTGTGTTACTTTAACAGTAGCAAATGTTTGTACACCTCAAAATTTACTTTTACAAGTAACAGCGGGGTCAGATGGGTTATGGGGAAGTTACACAAGTACATCCTGCGATTTAGCAACACCATTTACAATATTTAACGGAACAATAAATATAATCCCTATTACATTAGGGCCTGTTAGTCATAATTAAAAACAAAAAACCATGAAAAAACTACTTTTACTTTTATTTTTATCTCTTACTGGTATATTATCAGCACAATTAACAACTACTAACCCAGATACGGTTTGTTATCAGACAACTACCTTATCAACCTATCAAGTCCCTTCAGTTGGTACAGGCACTTATACTTGGACAGTACCGGCTTGTGCTACTCTAGTTTCAGGTCAAGGAACCAATTCAATATCCGTTAATTGGTCAGCTTGCCCTCCAGGATTAATCAATAACGCTATTTCAGTATCATACACTAGTCCTTCAGGCTGTCCTGCTACACCAGTAACACTTAATGTATTGATTTATCAAGTGATTCCTGTAATTACTCCGGTAGGTCCATTTTGCGCTGGAGATCCTTGTGTTACATTAGTTGCAACCCCAACAGGAGGAACTTGGTCAGGTACAGGGGTAACTGGAAACCAATTTTGCCCAGGTATAACTAATACTTTAATCACATATACTTACACTCAAAGTGGTTGTACATTCTCAGCAAATGCAGGCGCAGTAATTAACCCAGTTCCAGTACTATCACCAATTCAACATAATTAATGAGGTATTTAATATTCATATTATTCCCGTTTATTTGTTTGTCCCAACAAACTGTAGAGATATGTAATGATTTTAAAACATTTTCATACTTTACTTCTTCTACTGAAAATGGAAATATAGAATGGGAAGTAAATGGAATGTATTATTATGGAGATGAAATTACTTTAACGTGGGATGAAGCAGGAATATATGAAATTACAGCAACTGCTACATCTAATAATTGCCCTAGTTTACCTCAAACATATACAGTAACAGTTATTGAATGTGATCCTTTAATTTATTGGATACCAAATTGTTTTACACCTGATGGGAATGAATTTAACCAAATGTGGGGACCTGTTTTTACAAGCGGATATTCAATTGATCATTTTGAAATATATGTTATGAATAGATGGGGGAATTTAATCTGGCAATCAACTAACCCCGCAGGTAAATGGGATGGAACATATAATGGAAAAAAAGTTTTAGATGGAGTTTATACTTGGATAGTAAGATTTGACCTTTTAAACACAGATGAACGAAGAATAGATCACGGATATGTGACAATAATTAGATAATATAATATTTATAACATATGAAATTAAATGCTTTACGTACATTAGTTAAAGAAGAACTTAAAAGATCTTTAAACGAAGAATACCAAGATAAATTTAAAATGGTAGGGATGCTCATTTCAAACATTGAGCAACGCCCCCAAAAAGAAATTTATTCAGATATCCGTTCAATTACAGGTATTTCAGTAATTTCTTCAAAAGAACCACTTGAATATAGTGAACAAGATACTACCAAATTCCAATCAATATTAACAGTTAAAGTAGATGGTTACCCATTCATTACAAAAGGTGGGTTTAGTAGAGATAAAATGGCAGAAATAGCCGCTCAAGTTAGAAAAGTACCAGGAGTTATATCTTTTAATTTTAATCCTGATAATGTTTCTGCTCTTTAATATATGTATATAAGACAAATAAAGTTATAATAAATAAAAATTATGGAAGAAAAATTTAAATTACCAACGGAAACCGTTGAATTACCCTCAAAAGGTTTACTTTACCCTGAAGGGTCTGAATTATCAAAAGGAAAAGTAGAAATGAAATATATGACTGCTAAGGAAGAAGATATCCTTACAAACCAATCATATATTAAAAATGGTACTGTTTTAGATAAACTTTTAAAATCATTGATTGCTTCCCCAATCAATTATGATGAACTTTTAATTGGAGATAAAAACGCAATAATGGTCGCAGCTCGTATTTTAGGATACGGTTCAGAATACTCATTCGATTATTTAGGTGAATCACACACAGTTGATTTATCTCAAATTGAAAATAAAGAGTTGAACGAAGAATTATTTAAAAATCGTTTAAATGAATTTACATTTACTCTCCCAAAATCAAAAAATACAGTTACCTTTAAACTTTTAACTCACAAAGATGAACAAAATATAAACCGTGAGCTAGAAGGACTTAAAAAAATAAACAAAGACGCTTCCCCTGAACTTTCTACACGTTTAAAATATATTATTACTTCTGTGGAGGGAAGTCGCGAAACTAAAGACATTCGAGATTTTGTCGACAATTATCTCTTAGCCCAAGACTCCAGAGCTCTAAGAGAATATATTAGAGAAGTTCAACCAGATGTTGATCTAACTTTTTTTCCCGACGGGAGTTCAAATAGAGTCAATATCCCAGTTGGGGTTAGCTTTTTTTGGCCTGACATTTGATACAGCCGCTGAAACAAGAGCAGCTATATTCAAACAACTACATCAAATTGTTTTTCATGGTAAAGGAGGATATGATTGGCATACTGTTTACAATATGCCAATCTGGCTTCGCCGTTTTACTTTTATTGAAATCCAAAAATATTACCAAGAAGAAAAAGAATCCATGGAAAACCAAGGAAAATCAGGCTCTAAAACAGTAATTGGAACTGATGGAAAAATTAAAGCCCCTGAATATCTTAGCCAAGCTAAAAGACCCGTGAAATACAGTTAAAAACATTAGACTTTCATATTTATAACAAAATATTTAAATGGCTGAACAAGATCCTAAAGAAATAGAAAAACAATTTAAACGCTTACAAGCCTTAGCAGCTACATTAAGAAAAGATTTATCCTCATTTAATCTTTCAGCTTTAAAAAATGACTCTGCTCTTATAGGAGAATTACTTGAAAAATGGGAACAAGAACTCCGCGATTCAGCAGCAAGTTTAGATTCTTTATCTTCTTCATTTCAAGATATTGTTAGAGATATTTCTAAAGGAAATAAAGGTTTAAATGATACCAGAACATCATTTAACAAACTTACTAGTTTAGCTCAAGATTTACAATACCATCAAAGGGGAATTAATCAACTATCTAAAAAACAATTAGAATCCATTGGAAAACAAGCTGAAAAAGAAAAATTAAAACTTGAAACAGCTTATAATACTTTAGAACAAGAAAAAAAGGCTATAATAGCAGCTAGAAAAAGAGGTGAATTTAACCCTAAACAATTAGAACAACTTAGAAAAATTAAGGCTGCCCAAGAAGAAATCCAAGGAACAATAACAGGCCAAAACTCAGCATTTGAGGATTTACTTACAAATGCTAATAACTTTCTTGATATTGAAAAACAAATAGATAAACAAACTGGTATTTTAGGTGGTTTATTTAGTGGGTTAGGAAAAGCATTTCCTAATATGGCTGATAAATTAGGTTTAGATAAAGTTCAAGCCAAAATGAGAGAAATGGCTGAAGAAAATATCAAAAACCAACAAAAAGAAAGAGATTTAGCAGCTGAAATAAACGAAAAAAGAGGAAATCTTAGTGATAAACAAATTAAAGCTGGTTTTGGTGGTAAAGAATTAAAAAATCTTTTAGGCCAAAAAGAAGCTCTTTCCGCATCTAATGCTGCTGCCTCTGGTTTAAAGGGACAATTTAAAATGCTAGGAGGTGCTGCTAAAGTATTTGGCACTGAACTTACAGCAGCTTTAGGTCCTGTTGGGTTAATTGTAATGGCCATTGAACAATTAATAAAAGCTCTTAAAATAGTTGACTCAGGAGCAGGAGATATGGCTAAATCTATGAATATGACTTATGAGGCGGCTTTAACTACTCGTAGGGAGTTTGGAAATATAGCAGCAATATCAGGTGATGCTGCTGTAACTACTAAAGGGTTACAAGAAACTTATATGGCTATTGGTCAATCTCTTGGCTCTAATGCTAAACTAAATGAAAAAGATTTAATTACCGCTACAAAATTACGTGAACAAGCAGGATATACCAACGAACAACTAGTTGAACTAAACAAGTTATCTGCAGTAAATGGAAAATCTTTAGAAAAAAATACTAAAGAAATACTTGGGGGAGCTAGAGCATATGCTTCTCGTAAAGGTTTAGTTCTTAATGAAAAACAAGTATTAGATGATGTAGTTAAAGCATCTGCTTCTTTAAAATTATCTTTAGGTGGAAGTGCAGATGCACTTGCTAAATCAGCTGTACAAGCACGTTCAGTTGGTTTAAATCTTGAACAAGCAGCAGCTATGGCTGATAGTTTACTTCAATTTGAAACTTCTATTGAAAATGAATTAAGTGCAGAATTATTAACTGGAAAAGATTTAAATCTTGAAAGAGCAAGAACTTTAGCTTTAAATGGTGATATAGCAGGTTCCGCAGAAGAAATAGCTAACCAAGTTGGATCTTCAGCTGACTTTACTGAAATGAATGTTATTCAACAAGAGGCTTTAGCAAAAGCAGCTGGTTTGACTAGAGATCAATTAGCTCAATCTTTAATGGATAGAGAAGCTCTACAGAAACTTTCAGCTAAAGAAGGTGAAAGTGCTCAACAAGCTTTTAATCGTTTAGTTAAAGAGGTTGGAATGGAAGAAGCTAAAAAACGTTTAGGAGATGAAATGTTAGCTACTCAATTCCAACAACAATCTGTACAAGAACGATTCAATCAAGCTGTAGAAAAACTCCAAGAATTATTTATCCAGATAGCAGAACCTATATTACAGATCATTTCTCCATTAATGGATTTAGTTTCTTTTATTTTACCTGCCATCAACGTTTTATTACAGCCTATAGTAGGAGCATTTCAAGCAATTGCTTCCACAATAAAAGCAATAATAAATCTTTTAAAAGGTGACCTCCCAGGTAGTTTAGCATCTTTTAAAGAAGCAGGTAAGGGTTTAAAAACTATGGTTTTTGGGGTTGGAAGTGATGTTGCAACAAAATCTACAACAGCTAATGATTTAATATCCTCACCATTAACTTCAATCCCCTATAAGATTTCTTATATGAATGATGGGCTTTCTTTATCCTCATCAAAACCAGGCTATGGTTCTCGAACATTGTTTGGACCAGAAGGTGCAATCCAATTAAATAATAAAGACACAGTAATAGCAGGAACAAATTTATTTAATAAATCGGATGAAATGATGCCTGCTTCAAAAGGTGCTTTACAAGTAAGTAATAAAACAGCACCTAAAAAAGAATTAAGTTACGATGAACAACTATTAGCAGAACAAAGGAAACAAACCCAATTAGCTGAAGAACGAAATAAATACGCTAAACGAGACACCTCAGTTTCAACAATTCAAGTTCAATAATATTTATAATAAAACAAATAACCATGGGACTATTAACTAAATTAACAACTGAAGGTTCAAATTTGAGCCAATTTGATGGACAAACTCCACCTGTAACTAACCTAGATACATCAGAGTCTACATTACATTATACTTACTCAATCAATGGTAACCCAAACTTACCTGGATACCCAACACCTTCACAATTGGATATAAATGGAGTAACCCCTCCAAAGTATTCTGACAATTTACCAGGCTAAAAACATATAGATGGGTCTTTTAATTAAATTACAAAACGGTGATACTGCACTGAAGTCTCTTAAATTTGGCCACGATAGACCAGGTGGAGGGGACAGTAATCAACCTTACATTAAAAACCCAATAGACAGACCTAACACCCCTGCTTTAAACAGTGATTTTCTTTTACGTGGAGGAATCTCAGCGCCATTAAATGCATTAGAGGATGTTGCTCGTTTAACAAAGTATTTTTTTGATTTTAAAAACCCAAGTGGTCTTTTATTTACAACAAAACAAAATTTACTTTCAAGGATTGCTACGAAAACTGAAGCATCTTTTGGTGCTGCATATGGCGGAGGGGGGATAAATGAAGGAATTTATACTCCATTATCTACATTAGCTCAAGCCGGTGTTGTTGCTTTTGGGGGGCATTTAAATAAGCAAGGTTTAGATCCAACCGGTACTTTTAGAGATTTAGCCGATCCTAATATTGTACAAGCTAAAAAAACATACGCTCCAAATGCTACTGAATTTAAAGGAAGTATTCTTGCTATTAATAAATACCAAGATGTAGCTTACAATAATAATCGAGAAGATAAAAACCATGAGGCTGATGATGTTCTTTTACTTTTGGATCGGGAAAGTGGTTCAAATAGAAGAAGCTATAGTGCAACACCTAATTTTATTTTAAATAATAAATCCCTTTCCCAAGGAAAAAATTTATATACTAATCGATTACTCAAATTACGCGATACATCCGGGTTAAACCCAAACTCCCCAGATACATCTTCTACTACATTATATTCTTATAAAGGAGGACCAAATTCTATTTTAGGGTTTGGAGTTACAGATATTAAATTTGCTACTGGAAATGATGGGCTACTTCCTCTTAGAACAAATAGATTATATTCTTTAATAGGAAGTAGAGACGAAAAAGAAAAATTAAAAAGAAAAAATATATATTTTCAAACAGATATAATATTTGGAAATTTATACTCCCCAAACCCAGGAGTTTCTCTTTTATATTCTTCTTCATTTAAAGATTCTTTATATTATGATTCAACAAATATATTTTATGATGGAAAAAGCTATAAAAATTATGTAAAAAATCATTCTGGTTATCAATCTTTTCAACCATGGGCTAAAAGTTTTGTTACCCCATCTTCATCATCAGAAAATCCAAGATCATATTTAGCTAAAAAACAACATACACCTAAAAGTATTGAAGATTTTCCTCAACCGATATTTGCTAGTAGTACATACAATGCAATAAAAAACTATAAGGGTGACCAAGTAAAATATGAATTTAGCTATGTAGGAAAACCTTATTATGGAATAGCTTATAATACTAGTGTTTATGATTCTGGTTCTTTAAATCCTAGAGCAGATTTAAAAACATATCTAACCAAAGAAGACCCAGACATACTTCCTGTTCAAAGATCAAATGATGAATTAACTAAGAGACCATATACTTCATCAATTAACTCAAAATTAAATGATTATGAAAGAGAACTAATCACCGACCCAGTACCTGACTACTCTGGATCATTTTCTCCCCAAGACCCAAAGGGAAATCTTTTAGGACAATATTCATCAGAAAATACTTTAATTACAGACCCAGTAGCATCAAAAGAATTAAATGAAATCAAAAAAGTAGAACTTCTTAATAACCCCTCAACTAAGGGATATTTAGCTAATCTAAATAAAAATGGAGATCCAACTTCACACAATCCACCTAGAGAAGGAGGAGGAAGAGGTATATCTGTTGACTTTAGATCAGTTAATAGAGAAAAAAGAGGATTTATTGATAAAGAAAAGGCATGGGATTACATATCAATATCCAGTAGTTATGATGTAAATACTGCTCTTGAGAGTAAAGTATATTATAATTCAAGTGAATATGGAAAAAAAAGAACCTCTAAAGAATTACTTACTGATTTTAATGATTTAATAGAATTTAATTTCACTATATTAGACCCTTCCAACCCCTCATCTCCAGGCACGGTATTAGACTTTAGAGCATACATTGATTCATTTTCAGATTCATATAATAATGATTGGAAAGCTCAAACATATATGGGTCGAGCAGAAAAACAATATAAATATAATTCATTTGATAGAAGTATTTCACTTGGTTTTACAATTGTAGCAGATAATCAAACAAATCTTGAGCAAATGTATAGCCAATTAAATACCCTTGCCTCCTCAATAGCTCCTTCTTATACTTCACAAGGATATATGGCTGGGGTTTTACATAAATTAACAGTAGGAAATTATATATATAAACAATATGGTATCCTTCAAGGTTTAACATTTGAAATAACAGATGAAACTCCATGGCAAATAGATAAAGGTAATCAATTGCCCTTATATATTAAAGTAACCGGAATTAAATTTGTTCCAATTCATGTATTTAGACCTCAAGTTATTTTAGATAAAGAAGGTGCAACTAATTCTGGTAATGATAAGTACAATGTTCCTGTACCTATAAATGACCAATATGAAAGATATATTTACCAAACTGATGGAAACCCTAATTAATAAAATCCTTTAAATGGCACGTTACTCAGGCATACCAATTATAACAACCCCAACTAACCCAAAAAGAAGGTATATTAATGTAAAATACCCTGAAATCACCCGTGATTTTTCAGATATTTATGTGTATACTACAAGAGGTGACAGATATGATCTACTAGCATTATCATACTACAATGATGCTCAATTATGGTGGATCATAGCTAGAGCCAACACAAATAATACAACCCCAGATTCAATATATCCAAATGTTGGAGAACAAATTAGAATTCCGGGACCATCAAGAATTGCTTTTATATTAGGTGAATATGAAAGTTTAAATAGATAAAAGTTATGGCAAATGTAATTGGAGAACCTTTATTGAAGTTCGTACAAGATCAAATTGAAACAAGACAAGAAGCCCAAGGTTCAGGAGTAGCCTCTTATAGAACCCCAGAACAAATATCGTATCTAAATTCAAAAACAGCTTGGATTAAAATGGCTTCAGCTGTCGAAGTCTCATCAAAAAGACTTGAAGCCGAAGGACTTCGCTCAGACTTTAACGAATCTGGATTAGCAAAATATGCTGTTTTATTTGATGGTGTTTCTAGATTAAGTGGGAAATATTTAGAACCAAGAGGTTTAGTTTTTGGTACAAATGGAATATGGGATTACTATGATGGAGCCTATTCAGTAAGTGCTAATAAAAATAGAAACGTAAGCGAATTTGGTTTAGCTCCAATGCCTGGAATTGAAAGTGTTGATATAAAATGTATAAACCGAGGTTCCACTAAAAAAGCATCAGTTAAACTTAAATGTTACACCCCAGAACAATTTAAAATTATAGATTTACTTTATTTAAGAATAGGGTATACTATGTTTATAGAGTGGGGATGGGCACCTTATCTTGATAATAACGGGAACCTTAAATCAAATTATTTTACTTTAATAGAAGATCCAGATGGTTTTTTTAGCCCAAAATGGAAAAATAGTTCATATTTAAAATTTTTAGCAAAAATTAATGGATATAAAAAAGATAAAAGTGGAAATTACGATGGATTAATATGTAAAGTAACTAACTTTAATTGGACTATTTCCCAAGATGGTTCGTATGATATTGATATTCAACTCATAAGTTTAGGAGATGTAATAGAATCACTAAAAACAAACATCACACCTAGATATGACATGAACATATTTTTAAGATCAGCATATGTGCTTTTTGATCAAGGTGATGAAGAAACCCAAAATGTAGTCCCCGCCCCATTTGATAATATAGTCTCAGCATATTTATTTTTTCAAAAACTATACCTTTCAACTAATCCATCAATTAAAGATAAATGGAATGATACTGAAAACCCTGAAGTTTATAGTTATGTAAATGAACCTCCTAAAGAAAAATTAACTTTAGGGGGTGTATTTATTACCCCAACCCCAGAAAGTGAACTTAAATTAGGACCATCAGAATTACCAGATAAAGATTTTGATAGTAGAGAAGAAGCTTTAAAGTGGCTTAAAAGTGAAATTGGTAATCTAGAGGGGTATGTTGAAAGTGATGATTTTGATAATAACCCAAATGCATATTATATAGATGAAAAATTTCTCGGTGGAGTATCTCTTTCCGTTCAATCAACACCAGAAGTACAAACATTTGAAACAAACCAAGGAAAAAAAGATGTTGTTTATTTAAATTACAACAACGAAAAAGATTCAGAAATTAATGATTCTGGATTTTATATGAGATTTGGGCACTTACTTAGTTTTATTCAAAGTTATGTTGTTCCTAAAATAGAAAATTCTTTAACTCCTATTTTAAATATAGATTTTAACCAATGGACAAATAAAATGTATACTTTTCCATATCAAGTATCTTTAGATCCTAGGGTTTGTATAGTAAATGGAGGAGAAAATGTTAGAAATAAAAGTTTTTTTCCTACATTAAAATCTTTTAAAAGTAGTGCGGATGTTAATGTTGAAAAAAGATGTGCTTATCCAATGAACATTTATGTAAGCCATAACCAAATTTTAAATAGTTTACAAAATAACATGGATGATGAAGGAAATGTAGGTTTATTTGGATTCCTCTCAGACATATGCACTGCATTAAATAAAGCTTTAGGTGGTTTAAATAATTTAGAACCTGTAATAAATGAAGAAACTAATACTTTAAAAATTATAGATGGTAGTTACTCAAGTCCTAAACAACCAGGATATGCTTTAGAATTATATGGATATAACGGCACCCAATCTAATTTTGTTCGTAATTTTACTATAAAAACCGAAATAACTAATGATTTTGCAACAATGACTACCATTGGTTCAACAGCAGGTGGATATGTTAAAGGAACAGAGAACACAATGTTTTCAAAATGGAATAAAGGTTTAAAAGATAGGTTTAAAGAAAAAATTGTTGCGGCAGATAAAAAATCTAGAGAAAAACAAGATGATGGAAGGGATGATCCAAACGCAGCATATTATAAAGATTTCTGGACTCAAAGATACAATGCTTTTGGTTACATTAAAAAAGATGTAGCCGGATGGTTCACAGGAGATGCTGCTGCCTTATCAGACGAAATTATAGACCAAAATGTAGCCACAGTTACAGAATTTTATAGATATTGTAACGCTAAACTTCAAGAATTAGATGAAAAATATGCATCTCCATCAAAAGGATTTGTTCCAATTAGTTTAAATGCTACTGTAGATGGTATTTCTGGTGTAAAAATATACAATGAAATAAATGTTGATACTAGATTTCTCCCTTCAAATTACCCAGAAGCACTACGTTTTATCATAACCCAAGTAAACCATAAAATTAGCGATAACGATTGGGAAACTAGCTTTGAAACCGTAGCTATAACAAATTCCGAAAATGATAACAGTAAAATATATAAACCAAACACAACATTTGTGAGTAACGAAATAAATAGTGGTAATGAAAATGGTGCTATAGGAAATGCGGTAGAAAATGAAATAAATTCTTTAAACGATAACAGTAGCAATAACAGTACCCAAAATAAAAACAGTAAAAATTCCTACAACCAGAATAACTCCCCAGATACTTCATATAAATATGAAGGAAAACTCCCACAAAAAGTTTCAGGAACTTTTAAAGGAGATAATGGAGATAGAACCCATGCTTTTCAATCTACAAATGGTGTAGTTGTTGGAGGCATGCAAACCAAAATTAATAAGGTATTAAAAGAAATCTATAATAAAGGGATTAACCCAGACATTACAAATATTAAAGTTGTTATAGACTTAAAGAAAAAAGAAACATCTTGGGAAGCTACACTTGATAAAAGTAAAGATGGTAAAGCATATGTTGGGTTAGTAACTGTTGGTTCGTGCCAATCAAATAATCCATTTAAAAGAGCTCAAGACCAAGTAGAAAAAGCACTAACATGGAATGGTAGCCCCGCAAACCATACTTTAATTACAGACATGAAAACCACTCCAGATGGTCAATCTAATGGAAACATAACAATAAAAGGTGGTAAATATATATTAAGACAATTTTTCTACAAATATACAAAAAGTAATAAACCACCACGTAAATAAAAATATTTAAACTATGGCAGTAAATTATGGTTGGCTTCAAAAAAATATTTTCAATATTATAATGGATGGGGTATCCTCATCTACAGAAAGTTCTAGTGGTAATAAAACCCCACCTAATAAAAACCAAAAACCATCAGACCCTAATAAATTATGTGGTTTAGCTAATTCAAGTAATGTTAATAAAATATACCCTAGATCAACTAAATGGTTAAATGGACCTAACCCAGTTGTAGTTAACGCAACAAACTCACCAGAATATGTTGTAAATTTAAAAAACCAACCAGTAGTTAAATATTCAAAAACATTGGTTACCCCAAAAGAATACATCACATCAGCTGAAAAAATAATTAATAGATTAGCTCCAAATGCTAGATCATTACATAAAAAATTAATTTTAACTTCTGCATTTGCTATAAGTAGACAAGAACAAGGTGGACCTGATGGGGGGTTTAAAGGATTTAATAATAATATTGCTGGTATTGAAGCTAGCGGTTTTAGTGTTTATGCTGCTACTGATGTAGTAGGTAAAGTCAAACTTACTGAAGGAGGAACAGGAAAAGATAAATTTTATTATGCTTTTAAAGATGTAGGAGCAGGGTTAGTCCCTTTACTTTCTAAAATAATGGATAGAAACATGTGGGCTGTTGGAGGAACTTCAAATGAATTCGCTTGGAGATATTTTAGGGATTGGAATGGATATGGTGCAAGGACAACAAAATCATATTCCCAACATAAAGATGATTGTATTCTTATTTCTAACTTTGAATCAATTTATAGATCAGCCATTTCCCAAGTCAACAAATTTAGTAGTTATAAATAATTAAATATTTTTAGTTAATGTATTTTCCAAAATCTCAAATAAAACCCAATCTGTATACTAACGGGGGAGAGTATCTTTTAGCACCCACTAAACAAGATTATAAAGGATATTACTATGAGGTTTCATCTGGACAAAGATTTACAGGTAAAACTCCACAAGATGGTCCTAATATTTTACTATTACCTGCAAAACAAGAAGAAAACCAATTTATTTCTCCTGTTAACCCTACAGAAAATTCCCCTATAGTATTAACAGATGATGAATTTTCTCTAAACTATCTTAATATTCAATCAACCCCACCATACATTAGATCCATCCCACAATCTAACCCAACACTTCCAACAGATCAAGAATTTGAATTAGGAGTTTATACTCGTTATTTTTGTAAGAAAAATAATGAATTAAAATATATGGAAATAAATAAAACCACATTTGAAAAATTAAACAACAAATCCCAAGACATCGCTTGGGACTTATACACCCCAGTTTCTACACTTTGGTATATAATGGGAGATGCTGATTCTTATAAAGCAAATAAAGGTTTAATTTCATTGATTGAAAAAAACCAAAAATGGTATGGTTTTACACAATGGTTTAAAGAACGTTTTTAAAATCTTACTTGGAGTTTAAATATTTTATTTGTATCTTTAAAGCATGTATTGGCTGATAGAAGATCAACAAAAAATAGAAACCCTTTGTCGTATTAAATACCAAGTAGCTTATGTTGAAGTAATATCCACATCACATAATCTACACCCCATTGAAAACGACATATGTGCTTTATACATTAGACCAAGAGACGATTCAAAAGGATATATTATACCAATAAATCATAGTGAAACAATAAATTCAACAATAGAGGATTGTTTAAAAGTACTAAACAGTATAGAATACATTTATGTAAGGGATAGAAAGGAATTTTTACATTATTTTGCCCTTAAGCATTGTTACCAACCCTCACCCTCCCCAAATACGTATATACCTCAATTAACACAAGCTCACACTCATATTTACAACAAGTATCCAAACTCATCTAATTTAAACACAATAGTACCGATTGTAAAACACTATGAGATATGTGAACAAAACTTTGCTAATTTTAATAGTATAAGAATAAACCCATTTTACAACAAAGCAGCACTTGTGTTTAATCAACTAGAACGAGCGGGTATAAAAATAGACCAAACTAAATTTGAACAGTATTATGATAAAGAGGCAAACGAGTTTATTTACACGCAATATAACCTAAACACATTAACAACAAGACCCTCCAATACATTTGGAGGTATAAATTTTTCAACATTAAATAAAGATAACGGTGAAAGAGAATGTTTTATACCGCGCAATGATGTTTTTATTGAAATGGATATTAGTGCTTATCATCCTACCCTACTTGCTAATTTATTGGGGCATGCTTTTGGGAGCAGTGATGTTCATATGGATTTTGCTCAAATGTATGGAGTGGACTACGGAAAAGCCAAAGAAATAACATTTAAACAATTATACGGTGGTATTTGGAAAGAATATAGAGATTTAGAATTCTTTCAAAAAGTACAAGCATATGTAGATGATTTGTGGGATACTTTTAATTATGGAGGGTATATTAAATGCCCTATTTCAGACCATAAATTTATAAAAAATGAAATGGAGGATATGAATCCACAAAAGCTTTTAAATTACATACTACAAAACTTGGAGACCGCAAATAATGTTCTTATATTGTGGGATATTTTTAAAATATTACGAGGGAAAAATACTAAACTCGTATTATATGTTTACGATTCATTTTTACTTGATTTTGATAAAAATGAAACAGAAGTAATAGAACAAATAAAACAAGTATTTAATAAATACAAGCTACAGATTAAAATAAAAACAGGAACCAATTATAATAATTTAAAATAAAAGTTATGTACAACACTTTACACCAACCCTATCATATGTATGACCAGTATGACTTTGAAACCATACTTGATTTTACATCAATGAACAACAGACTATTTTGTACATTTACAGCTTTAAATGAGTTGGATTCACTCATTTCAGAACTATCTAATAGGTATTCTATTATGTACAATAAAATGTTTGTACTACATGTTAAAAGTAATAACGAATATGTTGTTACATATAATGTAGATCAAGGCAATGTAAATGATATTCCTGAACAAACAATTTTGGTTCATAGAAAAAAAGAATCAAATACACTTTACACCATAAACGCTTTAAATGAATTAATTAAAAGATTAAATGGTGGAGCAGTTGACACAAAATACCCAGTAAACTGGCAACATTATAAAAATTGTATATTGTTAACTCAACATAATGAGATTAAGCAATTGAATACAAAGATTTTTAAAATTGTTGAATTATAATTTGGTTATCCCAAAAAAGGTTATTATATTTAAGTTGTAAATTATAAATAAAGTTATATATGAATCTAGATGCAATCAAGAAAAAACTTGAATCAATGCAAAAAACCTCAAACGGAGGTTCAAACAATTCAAGCAATGTGAAGCGATTTAAGCCTACCATTGGAAAGCAAACGGTTAGAGTTGTTCCGTTCAAATACAACAAAGAATTTCCATTTACGGAAATGAAATTTTACTACGGTATCGGAAGTAAAAAAGTAATTGCCTCACCATTAAACTGGGGAGAAAAAGATCCAATTGCAGAATTTGCAAAACAATTACGTGGTACAAACGATAAGGAAAACTGGCGTTTGGCTAAAAAATTAGATCCTAAAACTCGTATTTACGCTCCTGTAGTAGTAAGAGGTGAAGAATCTGAAGGTGTTCAATTGTGGGAATTTGGTAAAGAAATTTACGAAGCATTTTTACAAATGGCAGCTGACGAGGAAGTAGGAGATTTCTCAGACATCATGTCAGGTAGAGATATTAAATTAACTACAGTAGGACCAGAGGCTACAGGTACAAAGTACAATAAAACTACTATTGCACCTTCAATGAAAATCTCTCCATTATCCAATGATTCAAAATTAGTTGAAAAACTATTGGATGAACAAGAAAATCCACTTGATTTATACAAACCACTTCCATTTGATACTATCAAACAAGCACTTCAAGAATGGTTAAACCCTGAAGATGGAGAAGATGAAGTTGAAGAAGTAGAGGATGAAGTGAAAGAAGAACCAAAATCAAACTACAGTTTATCAACTAAACCAGCTGCTAAAAAATCTAAAGCAGATGCGTTTGATGATTTGTTTGATGACGAGGATGATGATTCTCCATTTTAATTAAAAATAATTTATGGCTAAAGGAAGAAAATCGCTAACAGAGGCGGCGGACAAAGAACTGAAAACCGCCTTTAGTTTAGATAAATTTAAAGCAAATAAAGGTTTAGCGTCCAACGTTAAATTTAAAGAACAAAGATGGATTCCATTTTCACCGGCTTTGCAAGAAGCATTATCCATCCCCGGAATCCCTATGGGTCATAATGCTATGGTTCGAGGTAAAAGTAACACAGGAAAGTCTACTATGACTATTGAAATAGCAGTCAATGCTCAAAAAATGGGAGTATTACCTGTGTTAATCATTACCGAAATGAAACACGATTGGGAACACTGGAAAAAAATGGGTTTTCAAATCGATGATGTAGTTGATACAGATACTGGAGAAATTGTAGATCAAACTGGATTTTTTATCTATAGAGATAGAAGTACTCTAAACTCAATTGAGGATATTGCTGAGTTCATTATTGATTTATTAACTGAACAGAAAAAGGGTAACTTACCATATGATTTATTATTTATTTGGGATTCAGTTGGTTCAATACCATGCCAAATGTCAATTGAGCAAGGTAAAAATAACCCAATGTGGAACGCAGGAGCTATTGCAACTCAATTCGGTAATTTCATTAACCAGCAGATTGTAATGTCTCGTAAGGAAAGCTCAAAATACACGAATACCTTGTTTATTGTAAACAAAGTAGGTGTTGCTCCGGCTTTAACTCCAATGTCACAACCTAGAATGACAAACAAAGGTGGAGATACATTTTACTATGATGTTTCTTTATGTTTAACATTTGGTAATGTTACAAATGCAGGTACATCTAAAATTAATGCTGTAAAAGATAAGAAAAAAGTTGAATTTGCATTACGTACTAAAATTGCCTGTGATA